AGGAATATCAAAGTTGTGTGCCAAGGGAGTGGGAGGCGCAGGGGCTGGAGCAGCACGAAGTTGAGCGAGAAGAGTGAGCATCTGTGCCTCGTTTGCCAAAAACTGGCGAGTGATCTGGTACGGCACGATCGAATGCCGACGGTAAAAAGACGCCCGGGCATACGTTATATCTGCGAGAATTTCTACAATAGGATTCATCTGTATGTATGGTCAATCTACTTCTTTTTAAACCAGTTATCCAGGTTTGACTGAACGGCCTTGCCCTGTGCCCTCAAGATGTAGTCTGCTTTCATGAATAGCAGGGAATCCAACTGCTTCTCCTTGTGCTTCAGAACCTCCAACATAGCCTCCTCGTCTTCCGTACCTCCTGCGATCATTCCGTCATACATGGATTTGTAGGTTGGGCGAGGCTCGCGGTATCCCGGCAGACTTTCGATACAGAGAGCGAACAGCTGGGCTACGGGGTTCTGGATCTGGTTCGTAATGTAGAACTGCGAATCCAACTTCAAGTTGTTCTTCTGGACAAAGTCAATTGTCTCAATCTTATCGGCCTGCAGCTTCTTGTCGGTCTGGATGTAGACATACTGCAGGCGCTCGCCTACCGAAGGAGCATTTCCAGGATCCCTGGCCGTCATCCTGTTCGCAAGGATCCGGTGAGCAGGAATCGTTGCAGAACCGGAATAATTCTTCGCCATGGCCTTGTAATCGTCGCGCAACTGCTTGGTGATAGCAAACTTATCAATCGGCAACTCTGCTTTCAACACCTTGACCAGCATAGTCTTGACAAACTCGGCAGCCTTTCCAATATCCTTCTCCTCCAGGATGATGTCTAGGGCACCGCCATACACGTCCTTTACGATGGGCGCATTATCCCGCCGCCGCAAGACGATACCCATGGACGCACGCTTACACTTCGTCGGGCTCGGATCCTCTTCATACTTCATCCCGACGTAGCGCTTGCGACAGAACAGAATGAACGGGTAGAACGTCTTTTCATACCCAATGACGAACGCCTTGTGTGGACACAGGGATGTGATCTTCTTGGCCGCTTCCTGTCCCGCCCCGATAGCACCTGGCAGATCCTTTCCTGGAAACTTCACGAAGATAGAGTCCGTGTCGCCATACACTACCTCTGCCCCGTCGGCCTCGACAGTCGACTTGGCGAACAGCAGGGAACGCCTCCCTACCGCTGTCGTACATGCGGCAATACACATCTTGCGAATCGGTGAAGTCCTTGAACCCAGCTGGCCGTAGATCGAATTGGCGACGACCTTGTAAGCCAACTGAAGACCGTTGTATACAGATCGCTGGGCATCGTCCAGTTTCGGATCTTCCATCTTCTTCCTTGCCTCCTTTCGCTTTGCCAACATGATCTGGAGCGCCGTAGGGATCAGGCCAGTTGAGAGAGGCTGGTCGGGTGTGGCCTTGATATACGTACACTTACACGTCTGCCCGTCCTCGGTATACGAAACCTCCCGAGTTTCCACCTTGAGGTTCTTGATCTGCTCTGCCGTCATTCCCTCCTGCGAGTCCAGTTTGGTGCCGATATAGTTCTTCTTGCACACCAGCGTATCGGGCGAAAGGTTCTCGCCAATCATAGAGGACGGATATAGACTGTTGAAATCTAGGACAGCAATGGGCGTATCGAGATACATCCCAATCTTTGGCGAGATGACGATCGCACCCTCATACCCTATTCCCTCGCCGTCCAGAGCTTCCTGAGTGAGAAGGATCTGGTTCCGCTTCGAAGCCTCATACGCCACTCGTGAGAAGATCTTGATTCCTTGCCCACGTAGGAACAGGAACTGGAGGGGAACAAAGCATACATCTGCCATACCCCGAGAATTCGTGAGAGTATCGAGTTTTGCCATCAGGGTTAGAACTAGATCGCAATCCTGGATACAATACTTGGCAACAGTTGCCCGATCCTTCGGTGTCCCCCGGTGCATGCGGAAGATATCCTGCGGTGTGATATCGTCCTTGGTAAACGACCATTCCAGAGTCTTTTTCTCGTCTGCCGTGAGATCGCCAAACAATCCGTCAGTATCGATAGTGAACGTGTTGTATGTTACATATTTCACCAAGAACTTGCGACCCTCCTGGTAAGGATTCGATGTATTTCCCACCAAATCAAAGCATACGTAGTTCCCAGCGTAGAGACCACGAGTCGTCTTGGTATGAACGGTATTCCCCTCAAACTTCAATACCTTGTCGCGGAGGAAGGTGGAGGCTACGTTATCGAGCTTGTAGGAGTCCAGAGTATGCTCACGACGCATCGAGAGCAGGAGATCGATCGTAAGACGACCCGGAGTCTTCAGGTACTCAACCTCATACTTCCCCGACGCCAGGTCAAATGTCTTCTTCTGAAGAATATCTCCCCAGATCTGACCTCGGGCTAGATTGAGCTTCATCCCACAGATCTTGGCCCGAGTGGCCAGGAACTTGTCGTCGAAGCCATACGTATTGTATCCGCAGATGATGTCGGGGTTCTCCTCCTGGACATACTCCATGAATCCCTCAATCATATCCGCCTCCGTTCGATATCCCCTGAACTCCACAGATGGATCCTCCGACTTGTCTACCGACGGCCACACAAACACCTTGCGAGCAATGGATTTGGTCATCGCATTCGACCACCGAGTTGTGATCCCGATTTGGATAACCGGATCCTTATCGGGAACTGGGAACTGACCACTCTCGGACATACACTCAATATCGTAGGCCGCTACCTTCAGGGGTGTATCTGCGCTCGGCTTGCTGCGGATGTTTACAAGATCCACATACCACGACTTCTCCAGCCCCTTGATTTTCTGGCCAGGGATAAAGGCGACGGGAGAAGCAGGGAGGATCTCGTGGTCGTGGTAGAAGCGGAGAAGCGGCGGAAGGTTAGATTCGTAGACGGTGTACAACGACTTACCGTCCTCCTGTGCGTCCTTGGCATACTTGGTGACTGCCTTGAAATCCTTCATAGAATTCACCTCAACCTTCTGGATATTGGTCGTCTTGAAGTCGTTGAACCCTGCAAACACATCATACTTCTCCATTGTGGTCACCTTGATATTTGTGATTCCGTGAGTCTCGCTTGCGAAGTCGTAGTCGCCGCCTACATAGAAATAGGGCTTGTATCCTTGAACCCGGATCATCGCTGCCTCACCTTCATCCGTGCGGCCGTAGATATCAATGACATACTTTCCAAATTCGTCGTGGTCAATCCAGTCGCACGGACAAAGGATAGACATGTTGTAATCTTAATACTCACAAAGAGGAAGCACGTAAAGTTTATTCGTTTTAGATAATAAGCAAAGCATGACGTCCCAGGAACCACAGACAAACAATCCGCAGCAGTGGTTCTATGCCCCGACTCGTCAGAGGAACGATACGGTGCAGCAGGATTACAACGCCCGTGACAACAAGAGCCAGCAGGATTACTACCTCTCCACTGCCCGTCCTGCCGACTCTTGCCAGAACTTTGACCCCGTTGCCGACTTTGCGTCTTCGTTCGTCACGATGAATTACACGGGCAACTTTGGAAATACGGCGGGGGGTGGCTGCGACGTGGATCTCTATTCCCGTCTAGCCCTTGGGGATCCGGGGACCCAGCGTCTCAAGGGACACCAGCAGACGTTCGCTCGCCCGTGGGCTACCACACCCAATATGGGCGGAGGTCCCTCGGCAGCGAACAAGGACATTGAGAGCCGCCTGATCCAGAGCGCCCCGATCCGAACCCGCAAGGAGTGTTCCACTGTCTCCGACAAGTTCTTCCCCCAGCAGTTCGACCCCCTACTCCAGAGTGTTCGTGACGACATGAAGGAGGCGAGCGGGTTTGTCCAGACTTGGTCTCGTGGCGGCGACCCCACGCGTCTCATCCGTAATAAAGCTGTCTCGGAGTAATCTAATAAATACATGAGGGTTGTGTTCTTCGCACAACACATGCCAGATCCGTGTGGAGCATTTTTTCACGACATTGTATTTGCCAAAGAGCTACAACGTCGTGGTCATACCGTGAGTTTTGTGCTGACATACAACAGACGGGGAGCTGAAAAGCAGGGGGTATACCGTGGTATTCCGTGGAAGCATTTCAGCATCTCGGAACGGGAATTGAATGGTGCCAATATTTGGTGCTCTCCCCACTTCCCGTTTCTAAATATCGTGAGGAAGCTCAATGAGCGTTTCGAGAAACCCATTCTTATCACCATGCATTTTGGGGAGGACAGGGACAGTATTTCTCTAGACTATCCCCGTCTTGGAAAATGGACTGAAATACTGTGGATTATTTCAGACCATATCAAGAATCATATTATGGAGACCACACGACTGTCCTCATCCATCAAGATTTGCGAGAGTGTTCGTCCCCTCATGATTGAGAACGAAGTGAAGTTTCAGGAACGTGGAACCCTTCCCCCGGGAGACTGTATTACCCTCATAAACGCCAATATGCTGAAAGGTCTACCGATTTTTTGCGATCTCGCACTGCGCTTTCCTGAGAAGAAGTTCTTGGGTGTCCGTCCATACTACAACCGGATCAACGTCCCCGAGAACGTTCCAAATATTGAATGGATCGATGTACAAGATGATATACGAACTGTTCTTCAGAGGACACGTGTTATGCTCGTCCCTTCGCAATATGAGAGCTGGGGACGTGTTGCGTTTGAAGCCATGTATAACGGCATTCCAGTTGTTCATACGAAACCGTATGATCGCAAGGATTCGAGGGCTCGTAAATCGGGATCATCCGAAGGAATGCAGGAATGGATTCAAGGAACACAGCAGGCGTGTGCATATGACAAGTTTGATGAATGGGTAGCAGCTATTCAAGCACTTGATGATCCAGAGACTTATGCGGAATATTCAACCAAGGCATATGACCAGACATATGGTATGGATATATTCAATGATTTTACAAAAGTTGAGAAGAAGCTGGTAGATTACGCAAACATGTATCCTCCTCCGATAAAAACTACTGCAGCTGCTGCTCCTCTGGTAACGCAGCCAATTTTGCAGTTGCGGGCGCCTGCGGGTAATGCGATGCCTTTCCGCGGAGGTCGTTTCTCGCTGAGGCGCTGAGCATATCTGCCATAATCCGTCCCTGGATAATCCGCTCCTTCGTCTCGGCGTCATGTCCGTCATTCACAACAGGAGTCGGAGGAATATACTTGGTTCCCGAGATCTTGGGTGCAACGGCCAGTTCTACGAGAGCAGAGATCACATCTCCCTTCTCTTTGATAAGCGCCGCCTCGGCGACATCCCGAGTCGCTCCAGAATAGTCCATAACTGTCTGAATCTTCTCGGGGGTAGTCATATTTTATGTATACTACATAAAGCACGAAAATGAAATTCATCGACAACCTCTGCCCCCCGGCTCTCCTCTATGCTCTGTTTCTTGCCATCCAGCTCGGGTTTGATGTGGCTGATTTTGCCTGGGTTACGGCTGGCACCAAGGTCCTGTTTGGCGGCGCTACCGTCTTTATCCTCGACCTCCTCTGCCGCCTCGATCTTGGAATCGTTGCGTGGTTCATCATGGCCGGTCCGTTCATCATTACCGCCCTCGCAACATCTGTTGCGATGGGGCTACAGATCGACCGTCTAACCTTCACGCAGCCGTTCTAATTTACACAATGGTCGAATAACCTATAAAATGCAGCAGGTTGTTGAAAAAGTCGGAACCTATATTATCTACGGCCTTGTAGGAATCTATGCGGCGGTAGAGCGATGCTGTGCTCGTCGGGCCGTGGTCTATGAGACGATCACGTGGCAGGCGACGAACCTCGATACGGGAGTTTCAGAGTATGCCGACGAGTATCATGAGCTTCAACGTGTTGGTGCGGACGTTGTCCTACACCATATACGGAAGACCCATGGACTCCACCAGGATCACAAGACGGTGATTCAGTGGACGAACGAGGCGGGTCAGGGATACTTGCTCGCCGACGTGTTTGAGTCTGTAGCGGCACCCTGGTTCTTTGTTGGATACATCGGCGAGGACGGCAACGTGATAGACTGCACTGATACTGTGGACCACCTTGTGGTTTCGGGAAATCGTGTGACCATCCCGATACTTCGTTTGGTGGTAGACTGCCCAGCAGAGAAGTGGGTGTACATCAACCCCAAGACGTTTGACCAGGTGGAATTTCCGTCCGAGGGTATTCTAATTGGCGATGTCGTTCCGTCACCCGCAGCCAACCCCTCTACGAAAGATGATTGATCATGACCACGCAGCAGTCGTGTGGAAATACATCGAGCTTGACAAGAAGGTCAATCCTGCTCCGTTCATGGAGCATATGTCTCTATATTCCAACCTGTTTATTCAGCCGGTAGGCCACGTTCTCTTTTGGGGCTGCTACTTCTTTTTCCCAGTTCTGTTTGAGTATTTCGGCGGGAAGGTCGATATGTCCACCTTCTCTATCCTTTTCTACGCCGCATCCTCTCTCCAGGTTCTCTGGAGCGCATTCTCGTGCTGGAGCGAGGTGATAGAACACTACCATCTCGGCACAACCCTCTATACGTGGAAAATCCTGACCCACGGTCTCGGTCTTCCACTTATTACAATTAATTCAGCTGACCGCAACCATCAGTATTTCAAGTATGCGGCAGCCATCTCACTGCTTCAGAACCTCGGTTAGGTTGCCACCGAACATCCCTTGGAAACTCTTGACGAGTTCTGCTCCCTGCTGGACCTGCGGTCCCAGGGAAGAGAGCGTCTCCACAAGCTGTTTCTGAGTATCCATGAGTTCCTTCGTATCGTCACGCATCTGCAGAACCTGTTCAGGGTTCAGCTTCTGGAAAGCATGCAGAACCGTGGTTCCAGCATCGAGGTGAGAGTCCTCGATCTTCGCCGACTTGGAATCGGTATGAGGTTCCGGGTCCTTCTTCTCATGCTTCTCCTTGTCCTTCTTGTCGTGCTTCTTCTCGTCACTCTCGGTGGGGTTCTCGTAGTTCTCCTTCAGAGCCTGACCTGAAATCAGGACTACGGCCGCAATCGTGGCAATTCCAAGGGTTACGGCAGCCGTCAGGGGCATGCGAACGCCGTATCCAACTACAGCTGTAATCAGCACAAGCCAGACGGCAAGGTATCCTAGCTGGCGCTGGACAAGGAATACGATGGTCACCAGCAAAAGTAGAGAAGCAACAGCAGTATCCACGTTTGCCTTCATTGATTCTAGGGTAGAATTTAAACAACCGTTACGGGGCTTCCAACCGCAACTGTGTCGGCCGTTCCGGCAACGCCCGAGCCGTTAAATGTGTATCCCGCCCGAGGCTGCTGGAGAGCGAGATTGCCTCCACGGTACCGGCGACGACCCGCCGTCTTCTTTCCCTTTCCACGGCGGCGGCGCCCACCTGTCATATTGTTTCCGCCCCGCCCCTGGAGATTGGCACCGCAATCACTGCCCGCCTGGTTATTCCAAAGTGCACTTCCAGCATTCGGGGTCCCGGCATTAGAGAGAATCGATCCACCGAATCCGTATCCGCCTCCACGCTTGACTGTGCGGCGGCGGCGGCCGGCAATTTTCGTGTGTTTACGACTACGAGACATTTGTATTGGACAGAGACTAGATTCTAGATTCTCGGTGTCCATGTCCCGTCTTCATTCTGGACGCACTCCAGTGTGAACACGGATCCTAGACTTCGAAGATGTTTGGACAAAGCCAGCGTCTGTACACGGAGGTACCCTACATCCGCAACCTTATACACGTCAGGAATATCCGTAGAAACGATCTCATACTTGTCGTGCGGCGTTTCGGGCTTGATTTCCACGAAGATCCCCTTTTCGCCATGGGTATCCGTATAATACTCGTGTCCACGAATATCGGTCGCATTGTCTCGGTGCTCTATCCGGCGTGTTTCGAAGGCAGGGCAGGGAGTATATGCCGCCATCACCAACTTCAAGAACTCGTTCCTCTGTGCGAACGACGTTGTCTTGAACATAGGGGTTCCATTCCACATCCACACATCTGCGATATACATATGTGTGGAGGTGTATTCGACTCGCAAGATTGTATCCTCAAAACACCGTTCATCCCAAACCATCCTGAAAATCTGAGGGGTCGCATCGGGTTTGCGGGGGACCCAGTAGGCTACCGGCTTTGACGATTCATCACGGGTGAAACACAGCCAGCCTGGCATTCCGCTAGTTTGTGGGGATTTGCAGGTGAACGTTTCTACCTTCCCCTGACCTTGACGTGTCATGCGAAGAGAGGAATCCCATCCGTAGAGTGTTTTGAGTCTATTCATATATACTAACAATCATCCACCGTCAAAACCACTCTCCCTCGGGTTCCCTCGCTCGTTCGTATTCTCCTACTTGGCAGGGGCTCCGCCCGACGCCCCTGACCATCCTACCTTGTCCATTTCTCGGGTATCGATGGGCGGAGGGAGTTCAGGCATTGGCTGAGCGGCAGGGGGAGGCATCCCAATAAAGGTAGGGACGCTCGCAGTCTGCTGGATTTGAGGAGGCTCTACCCTCGGTGGAAGAACAACCTGTGGCTGAAGGACTGTGGGCGGGTCAGGAATGAGGGCGGGCAGAGGGGTGCGGTCGACATAGACAATCTTCGGCTTAGGCGCCTGAATCGTCCTGGAAATCCAGAATACACCAATATGAAGAACTACAATCACCATGATCGTCGCAAAGGCAAGGTATACAATATCCGAGATTTCCATGTTATTTTATGTAAAGTTTTGTAAGACCTAAAATTAAACACAGCATGTCTGAATCCTCTGCCGTCCCCGTCTCCGTCCCTGCCGAGGTCGTAGCTGTGGCAAAGACTGCCGTCATCGACTTTGCGAACAAGTCCGAGCTCCTGAAGTTTGTGATCAAGAAGGTTGCAGAGGTGGAGATCCTCGCCGATCGCTCCGACGAGGACAAGGCGAAGTTCATTGTCGAGGAGGTGAAGAAGGCTATTCGTGAGTCCCCCCTGTCGGAGGAGCAGAAGACCGAGCTCGCTACATGGTGCGATGTTGCGCTTCCCTACGTGATTGAGACAGTTAAGCTCGTGAAGGCCGAGGCTGGGAAGGTCGTGGGCGTGGCCCTTGCCGAGGTCCGGAAGTGCTGCCCTTCTTGGTTTGCGAAGAAGGCTGCGCCGCCGGCGTGAACAGATCATCGTTCTCCGTGAACGAACCGTCCTGCCATACCGATACCTTGACTGTTTCCGAATAGTCAATCCTGTCCAGTATATTGGGATACGGATGCGTTTGAATGTTTACCATCCCGTCCTTGTGCGGGTGGAATGTTCGGCACGTCTTTTCGTGTGGATTCAGACACTGGAGTCCACACCAAAGGAACGTCGTTTTGTAAGTTTTCTGGGGGACCGGGCGGGATTCCCATACCTTGGAGAGAGTATACATTGTATGTCTACTCATATTACGCCTAAATATACATCAGACCCAGTGTGACGGCAAAGAAGACGGCAGCATGGACAAGCAGACCAACTCCTGTCGGGATACCGTTCTCAAACACCCGGGGACCGCCTACGGAGGTAGACAGACCATCTACAACCCGGAACGTGATCGGGTTGGCAAGGATGTAGAACAGAAGACCCTGGAAGGCTGAGATCTGGAGCTTCTGCATGTTGGTGGGTTCGGGCATCGTATGTATTATTCTCTAGCTTGGAAAGTATTGCGTGTGGCTTGTATTGTTTCTAGGAGCTGGGGAATCTTGTGGAGCACTGCCGAGATTTCCAGATCATTGCGTTTGGCTGGTTCACGAGCATCCAGGGTTTCAGTGACAAATACAACTGCCGCCAAAAGAAGCGACTGACGAGGCTTGGACAGTTTAGGTTCCCATCGCAGGCAGTAGAGTTTATACAGGGATTCAATATACGTGTTTGAATGAGCATTCAAGACATCCCAGAACATCCATACCATTGCCCTGGCAAATTTAGAGTTCACGTAAGGATTGCGGCGTTCCGCACAGAGAAGAGGCTGTTTCGTCCGTTTCTTCTGTTCACGGGCATACGCCAGTATCCATGACATCCAGTATAGAGCACGCAGAGTATCACGAGTCTGAATAGAAAAACAAAATTCGTTAAATGGAATCTTGAGCTCGTAAGGATCGTCGGCCTTGACGAATGGCAAGCATGCCGCCTGTGATGTTGCCCGTAAATTTTCCCGAACGGTTTCCGGCTGGAAATCGTGAAGGGGTTTGATAGTGGGAAGCGCAATCGGTTTCTGTTTGCGGGCGATTGCCAACGCCACGGCCGTTTCGCATACCAATGCCCTCGCCTCGTCGTGATTGCGGATATCTGTCATTGTATGAATACTGAACCGATCTTCGATAGAAGCAAATCGTTCATACTGTGATGTGAGGTAAGTGAACATGTTGGGACAACGGTGGACGTAAAGCGCTCCAGCTTCAAATAGAGTATTCCACAGGGAATGGACTAGACCCGAACACAGAAGTTCCAACGTCCAGTAACACGCATAATCGGCATGCCCCAACTGAATGCTTTGGAGGAGCGATTTATGGGCGAGAGTGCGGGCATGTCCCGAGAACGTAAACGTTTGGAAATCTGCGACAGTTCGGTTGTCGGTGATCATACTCATTGTTGATGGGCGATGAGATTAGAACGTGTAATATACCGAATTGGCTCCCGAGTAAATGAGAGTCACACCATTTCCTGCCTGGAGATACATACTCGTTATAGGCGAGACATTCAGAAATCCTCCAGCACACGACAGCGTGTAATTCACCGTAGAATTGTTCTTTACGACCCAGTAACTTCCTTGAATGGGAGTTGTTCCCGGAAGAGTAATTGTGACAACTGTAGACGTTCCGATAAGATTGAAGTAGGTGGAGTAGTTGGTTGTGGAGACAGTGAGAGCATCTGTGGTGACAAGGGATACGTTGATGGTGTTCACGATATTGGACGTTGTCCGGATGGTTCCAGAGACATCCAGGGCATATGCTCCCGGGACACGTCCGATTCCAACGTAATTGTTTGAGGTGTCTGCTTGAATAGTGGGAGTAGTCGTAGAGGTCGAGTAGACCAGGAAGGTGTTGGGTGCGCTCGCCCCCGAACTCGTTGGGCTCGGATTGCTTCCGATGAACGTGCAGTTAGAAAAGGCGTTTGCGTGTCCGGCCTGATACCCGAGACCAGTTGCGTATGTTGCAGTATTACCCGAGAGGGAGTTGGATCCCAGACCGACAACAGTTGAGTTTATCTTTATGTTGGTGGTAGTCACACTACCGGTAGTCACCGATTGGGCATTCAGGCTGACAACATTCGCTGTTCCCGAAACGTCGAGTGCATACGAGCCAGGGACCTTGCCGATTCCAACATAATTATTCGAGGTGTCTGCTTGAATTGTAGGAGCTACGGAAGTGGAGTAGACTAGGAATGTATTCGCTTGGGTGGCCCCCAATCTTCCGGAACTAGGGTTAGTTCCGATGAATGTGCAGTTTGAAAAGGTATTTGCGTACCCAGCGTTGTATCCGAGAGCATTTGCGTATGTTGCAGTATTTCCCGAGAGAGACTGGTATCCTAGAGCAACCACATCAGCGAAAAGCAGGGTGCCAGCAGACAGGGTATTTACGTTCGCTACCACTATGTTCACGGTTGCCGCTGACAACGTCCTGTTTGACAGTGATATTCCACCGATTAGATTGCTTGCCCCAAGATCATTGGCTATAATGTTGGAAACACGTACAGGACCTTGGACGTCAAACTTATATGGTGCAGTGGCTGGCGCCCCGATTCCTACCGTCGAGTTAGACACATAGATTGGGCCGAGTGTGCTGGCTGACGTCGGAGAAGTGAAGAAACTAGATGCGGCAATTGTTC